AAGAAATTCCTGATCGCGAAGATTGAATCAACTTACGGGACGGATCCAACTCCCGTCGGTGGTTCTGACGCTGTTCAGGTCACCAACCTTGAGGTGACTCCTATTGAGTCTGACAACGTTCAGGCTGCAGCTTTCCAAGGTTTTCTAGGCAATAGCAGCCGTGCAACCCTAGTTGCCAACAAGCGCGTGAGCGTCACTTTCGACGTTGAGCTTGCTGGTTCCGGGACTGCTGGTACTGCACCTGCATTTGGCCCGCTGCTCAAGTCCTGCGGTCTGAGTGAAACCACTGTTGCCGACACCAGCGTTACCTATGCGCCTGTCAGCAGCAGCTTTGATTCGGCAACGATCTACTGCTTCTACGACGGCACCCGCCACAAGATCACTGGCGCACGTGGTTCGGTGAGCTTTAACTTCACCGCTGGTCAATTTGCTGTTGCCAGCTTCAACTTCATCGGGATCTACAACGCTCCTGATGACACTGCACTGTCTGGCACCTTCACCGTTGCCAACCAAGTTGCAGCACTGGAAGTCAACAACACCAACCTGACCACGGCCACCTTCTTTGGTGAAACCAGCCAGCGCATTGAGTCATTTGATCTTGCTCTGAACAACGAGCTGATCTACAAGGAGACGGCTTCCAGCAAAGAGGTGCTGATCACTAACCGTGCTGTTGGCGGCACTGCTGTAATCGAGGCTCCCGCAGTTGGCACCACTGATTACTTCGCTGATGCAGTGGGTGCTTCTACTGCTTCCAGCAGCCTGGTGTTGGGTGCAACCGGTGGCAACATCGTCACCCTGACTGCAGCTCAAACGGATGTTACCGGAGTATCCTACGGTGATACCAACGGCGTCATCTCGCTGTCCATGCCTTACCTGGCTCTGCCAACCACGGCTGGAAACAATGAGCTGTCGCTAGCTTTCACCTGATTCTGCGTGGCATTCGTCCTCAAGAAGACTGCTTCCTACAAGTGGGAAGTAAAGGTTGAAGTCCCTATTGACGGAAACCAGTTTGAAACCCAAGCGTTTGAAGCAGTCTTCAAGAAGATCAGCCGTTCAGCGTTTAATGATCTCGTCGATAAGGGTGATGATGCCCTTGTTGACGAGATTTTGCTTGGCTGGGAAGGCATCAACGACGAGGCTGGTAAGCCTGTGCCTTTTACCGAGAAGAACAAAAAGCAGCTTTGCGATGACCCCTATGTGTTGCGCGGCCTGATTCAGGCTTATGCAGACAGCGTCACTGGGGTGACGGCAAAAAACTAAAAGACGCCGCTAGGTACTGGGCCAGGGGCGGCGTAGTTGACGAGAGAGAGGCTGACCTAAAAGCATTAGGTGCCAGCCCTGAGCAGATTTCTGCAGCCCGTCTGGAGGCTGTTGAGCAGGACTGTGAGGTGTGGGAAGAGAATTGGGAAACAGTGTTGATGTTCGTGCGAATGTCGACGCAATGGAATACGAGCATGGCTGGGCTTACGGGATTGAACTACCCGAGTCTTGAATGGCTCTGTAAGCTGTATTCAGTCAAGGATCCTGTCGCTTTATTTGAAGGCGTACAGGTGATGGAAACGACGGCGCTGTCGGTCCTAAACGCGGAACGCAAATGAGCATCACCTCTGAGATCAGGCTAAGGATCAAGAAAGAAGGTGATGTTGCGCTTACTCAGCTGAGTGCAAAGCTGAATGATGTTGCGTCGCGCTCTGTTGTTTCAAATAAAAAGTTTAAAGATCTTGCGGCAACTCTTAAGCAAAACGACAACCAAATTAAAGGCAAAAGCATTAATGCACTGAATGATTACAGCCGCGCTTGGCGTGAACTAGCAAACAGTGTTGATGTAACTAGCAGAGAATTTAGAGAGGCCACAAGAGAGGCTCAGCGTTTTGAGCGTGAGGCTGCCAGGGCGCAGGGTAGGCGCGGGGGTGGTCGATTAATGCGTGCAGCCCAGGGCGTCGGTGCCGTAGCTGCTGCGGGCATTTTTGGCGGCCCTGAAGGTTTTATTGGTGGCTTAGGTGGTCTTGCTCTCGGTGGCGTTGGGGGCGCCGCTGTTGGCGGTGCAATTGGTGCTTACGTCAAAAATATCCGCGAAGGACTAGGCGAAATTGCATCTTTTTCGGCCGCCATTCGTAGGCAAGAAATAGCACTGCAGGGGGTCGTAGGAACAGGCAATGAATACGCTTTTGCGCTAAGTGCTATCAATAAAGCGACAAAAGATTTTGCGATACCAACTAGTGTCCTAACTCGCGAATTCACAAAATTGCAGGCATCTGTGCAGGGTGCAGGCGGCAACGTTCAGGACACTGATAAAACTTTTAGAGCAATTGTTTCTTCAATTCGCGCTACTGGTGGCTCAATTGAAGACGTTCGCTCTGCTTTGACGGCAACAGCGCAGGTCTTTAGTAAAGGCAAGGTTTCTGCAGAGGAACTTCGCCAGCAAATTGGTGAGCGCTTGCCAGGTGCATTTACGTTGTTTGCTGAGTCAATTGGTAAAACACCTGCGGAGCTTGATAAAGCGCTTGAAGACGGACAAGTAAGCCTTCAAGACTTTATGAGTTTTGTTGAGCTGCTTCTTAATCGATATGAAAACAATGCCAAAAAAATTGCTAGCGGACCAGAAGCAGCGGGTGATCGCTTGAAAGTTGTTCTTGAAGATCTCAAGAAAACGACAGGACCTATTTTGGCTGACATAGGCGCATCCTTTCAGTCATTTGCAGCTGATGCAGCCGAGGCCATTGGCGGGTTAATTAAAACGCTCGTCAAATTTGGCAAAGAAATGGAGGAAAAATTGGGCGGCAAATTGCTGGATAACGCTATTAAAAATGTAAAAATACAAGATGCTGTAATCAAAAGACTTGAAGATCGGCGCAAGGCTGGATTACAACTGACTGATGACGAAAAGAGGCAGTTGGAACTTGCTCAAACATTGCGTGCAGGCAGCATGCAGATCATTGAGGGCAGAAAACTTGGGCCAGCATTGCCAAGCGCTCCAAGTGCATTGCCTAGTACGCCAATAGAAGACGAAGATAGCAAAACCCAAAAAATACGCACGTCAAGCAAAGAGATGCTTGCCTTGGCAGAGCGTAGAAATCAAGCCGCACAAGATCGCAACGATCTGGCAGTCGCCTTGATTGATTACGAAATGACGGTGCAGCAAAACACCGAACGTTTCAACGCAAAAGAGATTGATTTTAATACAGCAAAAATAAACACCCTGAAGGGTGAGGAAGTTTTGCGCGACAGAATTTTAAGGTTGCGTCGCCAAGAGCAAAAAGAGCTTGCTCAACTTTCAAAGAAACAGAAAAACGTAAATAAGGAGTTGACTGAAGCAGAGGAGATCTCAAAAGCTCTTCTTTTAAATTTTGCTGACGGCATGTCTCGCGCCTTTATTGATTTGACCATGAAGGCAAAATCATTCGGGCAAGTTTTAGGCGGCTTGCTTCAAAGTACTGCTCAACTATTGATTCAATTGAGCATGCAATCTGCCGTCAAGGGTCTGTTCCCTAACTTGTTTGCCATGGGTGGAGTCATGAGTAATGACGGCGCATTCCCTCTCAAACGCTACGCACGAGGCGGTGTTGCCAATAGCCCTCAATTGGCCATGTTTGGTGAGGGCAGCACCCCAGAGGCTTACGTGCCCTTGCCTGATGGCCGCTCCATCCCTGTGACCATGAAGAACGGCGGGAAAGGAATGGGCAACGTTGTTGTGAACGTGGATGCGACTGGAAGCAGTGTTGAAGGCGATAATGAGCAGGCCAATAGACTTGGTGAAGCAGTTGGCGTCGCAGTGCGTCAAGAACTCATTCGCCAGAAGCGTCCCGGAGGCCTGCTCGCGTAATGGCTACTTTTGATGATTCCACTGTTGGCACCAGCACGGGTGGCACCACACCTGATTTTGGTGCAATAAGAAAATCGGAGCCTAAAACTCGCACTGTGCAGTTTGGCGATGGATATCAACAGCGCTTGCTGTATGGAATTCCTTCCCACATGAATCCCAAAGTTTGGGATTTGAGATGGACCGCTACAAGCAACTCTGACGCTGATGCGATTGAGGCATTCTTTGATGCTCGTGCAGAGGATGCTGCAAGTTTTGATTGGAGCCCGATAGACGACACCAGCACTTACAAATGGATTTGTCGCAGTTGGCAGCGGACCCATCAATACGCAAACATCAATATCATCACGGCCACGTTTGAGCAGGTATTTGAACCGTAATGGCTATCCCTGTTTCTGAGCTACAGAAAATCAACCCAAGCAGCATTATCGAGCTGTTTGAGCTAGTTACCGTCGAGGCCCTGCATGGTTCTGCGACGACATATCGCTTTCATGCTGGCAGCACTGATGTTGGCTCCGGAGATATTGTTTGGGATGGCAACACTTACAGCAAATTTCCAATCCAAATTGAAGGCTTTGAATACAACGCAGAAAGTGGGAGTCTGCCAAGACCGACAATTAGGGTTGCAAACCTTCTGGGAACTATCACCACGATCTTGCTTGGTGTTAATGCAACAACGCCTGGCAATGACCTGACTGGCGCCAAAGTCACTCGCATTCGCACTTTGGTGCGTTATATCGATGATGTTAATTTTGACGGCGGTAGCAATCCATTTGGAACGCCAGACACTACAAGCAAGCTGCCCGATGAAATTTATTATGTCGCTCGAAAGGTAAGTGAGACAAGGGATGTTGTTACCTTTGAATTGGCTGCAGCTTTTGACCTAGCTGGCGTTCGTGCGCCAAAACGTCAATGCAGTGCAAACCTTTGCCCCTGGATTTACAAGGGTTCTGAATGCGGTTATAGCGGTACAAAATATTTTGATGAAAACGACAATACAGTAAGCAGCTCTGCTGACGACAAATGCGGCAAGCGCTTAAATAGTTGCGCAATTCGTTTTGGTTCAACCGCTGAGCTACCTTTCGGTGGATTCCCCGGCATCGGCGCATTCAACGGATGAAGGCCACCGCTAAAGCAAAAGCACTGGAGCACGCTAAGGCGGAGGACCCGCGTGAATCATGCGGTTTGCTTGTCATCGTTAAGGGTCGCGAGCGGTATTGGCCATGTAAAAACTTGGCTGAGACAACCGAGTTTTTCATACTCGATCCAGTCGACTACGCCGCCGCCGAAGATAAGGGTGAAGTCGTAGCAGTCATCCATAGTCATCCTGTTACGCCACCTATTCCTAGCGAGGCCGATCGTGTTGCTTGCGAAAAGTCTGGACTGCCGTGGTACATCGTCAATCCGAAGACTGAGCAATGGGGTGAGCTGTCGCCTGAAGGCTACAAAGCACCGTTGATTGGACGCTCCTGGGTTTGGGGTGTTTCTGATTGCTGGACATTGGTTCGTGACTGGTATTCAGAGCAAGGCCTTAAGCTTCCTGATTGGGATCGTCCGGTGACTCCCGATGAATTCAATGCAAATCCCATGTTTGATAACTGCTGGGAGGAGGCCGGGTTTTACGAAGTTGATATCAGTGAAATGCAGCCAGGCGATGCAATGCTGATGGCCATCGACTCAGGCAAGCTCAATCACGTTGGGGTTTACATCGGCGATCAAATGGTTTTGCATCATTTGCGTGGCCGCCTGAGTAGCAGAGATTTATTGGGTGAGTGGCTTTTAAAATGCACAGGACGAGTGTTGCGCCATGGAACGAGAAGTTAGGCTTTATGGCCCTTTGGCCAAGTTTGTTGGTCAGCGCAAATTTTTAGCTGAGATCAGCAGCGCAGGAGAGGCTGTGCGGATGCTGTTAGCCAATTTCCCAGGCATTGAGAGGCACATGGCTGATCAGTATTACAAGGTCATTGTTGATGGGATCGAATCGGATGTAAAAGAGATTAATTATCCTGCTAGCCAGACAATCAAGATCGTCCCTGTTTTAGGTGGTGCTGGTGGCGGTGTTGGCAAAATCATTGCTGGTGTCGCCTTAGTTGCAACCGCGATCGTTCTTGGCCCTGTTGGTGGTGGTTTTCTTGGCCTAGGCATGGGCGTAGGTGGAGGTGTTGGTTTTGGTGCTTTAGGCACGGTCGCGTCAACTTTGATTGGTGCTGTTGGTGCCTCTTTGGTGCTTGGCGGTACTTCGCAACTTTTGAGTCCAACACCTCAAATCGGTCAAATTGGCCCTGCGTCGACTAGCGGTGGTTTCCGTCAAACAACGACTGAAGGCACAGAAATGGATCCGCAAGAGTCGTACAGCTTTAGCGGAATTCAAAACACCTCACGGATGGGATTGCCCGTACCCTTGGTGTATGGAGAAACTGTCGTTGGATCGGTAGTTATCTCTGCTGGCATCGACGTTGACACGATCTGACGATGGCTGAAAAAGAAACCAAGCAGATCATTGGCGCTGGCGGCGGTGGCGGTGGTGGTGGGGGCGGCCAGACAATTGTTCAGCAGACGGTTGTTGTTCAGCAGTCGGCCCCACCAGCTGTCAGGACGCCGACTAGGACTAGTGACAACCTTGCTTCTACAGCCAATGCCAGCATTCTTGATTTGCTGAGTGAGGGTGAGATTGAAGGATTTCCGTCAGCTCGTGCTTATACCAGGGGCACAGATAATTACAACTTGGCATTGCTTAAAGATGTCTTTTTGACTGATACGCCGATCTTGCGTGCTGGTGCTGATGTAACGAACCTTACGGACGCGGATTACAACTTCAAAGGAGTCACTGTAAAGACCAGATACGGCACCAACGCTCAAACGTATATCGATGGTTTCGGCGCAACAGAAGATGTAAAGAGCGTTAATGCCGAGATCACAAAAGATACACCAATCACGCGGCAGATTACTGACACCAACGTCGACGCCGTTAGGGTCAGCATTGCGGTGCCTAGGCTTGAGCGTGGCACTGCTCAGGGTGACGTTCTTGGGACAAGCGTTGAGCTAGACATCCAAGTTCAGTACAACGGCGGTGGCTTCACTAGCGCCAAGACTGACGAGATTAGCGGCCGTACTGCTGACAAGTATGAGCGTGATTATTTGATCACTTTAGATGGAGCATTTCCTGTCGATATTCGTGTTGTTCGAGTTTCTGACGACGCAACAGATACCAACGTCAATCCAACCTTTTTTACAACGTATACCGAGATTATTTACGAAAAACTTCGTTATCCAAACAGCGCATTAGCAGCTATTCGTTTTCAGGCAGAACAGTTTAATAGTATTCCTGCCCGCGCTTATCGCATTCGCGGTATCAAGGTCAAAATTCCCAATAACGCAACCGTTGATTCTGATACTGGCCGTTTAACTTACAGCGGCACTTGGACTGGAACATTTGGCGCTGCGCAATGGACCACCTGTCCAGCCTGGATACTTTATGACCTTTTAATTTCTAAAAGGTATGGATTTGGTGATCACATTGCCGAATCTCAGCTTGATAAATTTGCGTTTCTTTCTGCTAGTCAATACGCAAATGAGTTGGTTGATGATGGCACGGGCAATAATACAAAAGAGGCTCGTTTCAGCTGCAACGCGCTGATTCAAAACCAATACGAAGCTTACAAGCTTGTCAATGATCTTTGTTCGGTCATGCGCTCGCAGCCGTTCTGGGCAACGGGCTCGTTGACGATTTCGCAGGATAAGCCGACCGATTCCAGCTACCTATTCAACCGCTCAAACGTTCTTGAGCCTGGTTTTAGTTATGCAGGTTCTGATCTAAAAACTCGCCATACAGTTGCTGTCGTCAGTTATCTCGATCTCAACTCACGTGAGCAAAATTACGAGATTGTCGAGGATCGCGACGCCATTGAAAAATATGGTTGGGTAGCCACACAAATCAAAGCTTTTGCCTGTACATCAAGAGGGCAAGCAAACAGGCTCGGGCAATGGATTTTATATTCCGAGCAAAACGAAACTGAGGTTATTAGTTTTACCTCTTCAATTGATGCGGGTGCACTGGTTCGTCCTGGCGCTGTTATCGACGTTCAAGATCCTGTGCGTGCTGGCGTTCGATACGGCGGTCGCATTGCAAGCGCAACCACAACTGTCATCACGGTTGACGACACAACTGATTTGCCAACGTCCGGGGGCACTCTTTCTGTTCTGTTATCTGATGGCAGCGTGGAAACCAAGTCTGTTGACAGTCGTGATGGGGCTGCAATAACCGTTAGCAGTGCGTTCTCCTCTGCACCTAACACGAATAGTGTTTGGATTTATCAAACTGACGGCGTTCAAACCCAACAATATCGCGTACTGACAATTCAAGAAAAAGAAGGCAATTTATACAACATTACTGCCCTCAAATACAACGCAAGTAAATATGACTATGTCGAGCGCGGTTTTGAGCTTGCTGCACGTGATATTACTAATCTCAACCCAATTCCTAATCCGCCGACAAGCCCTGCAGCCGTAGAGAAATTTTACGCTGTTGACAACAAGGCAAAAGTCAAAATTGTTGTTAGCTGGGCCGGAATCAAAGGTGTACCTCAATACAAAGTTCGTTATCGCGCAGACAATGACAACTGGCAAACATTGGTCGTCGCAAGACCTGATGTAGAAATACTTGATACGCGAGCTGCTCAATATCAAATTCGCATTTATAGCGTCAGCGCATTAGGTCGCCAATCAACCAGTTTTGCGAGCCTGACATTTAACGCAATCGGTAAAACGGCCGTCCCTGCGGATGTTCAAAATCTTACTTTTGAGCCTATCAGCGCCAACTCTGGCCGTCTTCGTTGGGATGAAGCAACTGATCTTGACGTAAAGGCTGGCGGCAAGGTCTACATCCGCCATAGCAATCTCACTGACGGGTCAGGCACTTGGAGTAATAGTGTCAACCTGATCGAAGCGAAGGCGGGGAATTCGACAGAAGCGATCATCCCGCTTGTAGAAGGCGAGGTGATGGTGAAATTTGCCGATGATGGCGGCAGACTTAGCACTAACGAAACCAGCGTAATTATTGATCTGCCCGACACATTGGGCAGCTTGTTAGTTGCTTCACGCCGAGAAGATCAGGACACCCCTCCATTCCAAGGCACGCGAACGGATGTTTTTTACGACGAAGATTTAGACGCTCTGACCTTGGACGGCACAGAGGATATTGATGATGTGACGGATGTGGATGATATGCCGACGTTTGACGTGATCGGTGATGTCTCGTCTAGCGGAAGCTATGAGTTTGCAACAACGCTTGATCTTGAAGGCGTCTACAGCTTGGACCTGAGCCGGTACTTCGTCACTCGTAGTTACTTTCCAAGTGATCTGATCGACACTCGCGCTGAGAACGTTGATGACTGGGACGATTGGGATGGCGGAGTCACAGACAAAGTAAATGCAACTTTGATGGTCCGCAGAACAAATGATGATCCTTCTGGGTCACCTACATGGGGTAACTGGCAAGAGTTTGTCAATGGAACTTTTAAGGCAAGAGCCTTTCAATTCCGCGCTGACATGACAAGTCAAGATATTGCGCAGAACATTTTGATTGATGAGCTTGGCTACAACGCCACGTTCCAGCGCCGTCAAGAGCAGGCCAATGGAGCCATTGCAAGTGGTGCTGGTGCTAAGGCGGTGAGCTTCACAAATGCTTTTTGGACTGGCACTGCGAGCTTGGGCGGGACCAATGCTTATTTGCCGAGCGTTGGTATCAATGCAGAAAACATGCAGACCGGTGACTTTTTTGAGGTCAGCAGCGTTAGCGGCACTGGCTTCACTGTGACGTTTAAGAACAGCAGCGGTACAGCCGTTGATCGAAATTTCACATGGTCTGCGGTGGGGTATGGCAAGGCTGGGTAGACTTGCTTCATTGATATTTGATTGATTCGTGGCGCAGCACGATTACAACATTGCCAACGGCACAGGCGCCGCAGTCCGCAGCGACCTCAATAATGCCCTTTCGGCAATCGTTAGCAATAACAGCGGCTCAACTGAACCGGCTACTACGTTTGCTTTTCAGTGGTGGGCGGATACCAACGCAAGCCAACTGAAGCTGCGCAACGCTGCGAACGACGCATGGATCGTCATTCAGGAACTGGATGGCACCTTATTGATGGAGGATGGCACGGCAGGATCACCGGGTCTTGCCTTTGCGTCTGATCTCAATACTGGATTCTTCCGACCTGCTGCTGATCAGCTAGCGATTGCAACTGCTGGCACTGAACGGGTTGAGTTTGGCACCAGCGAGGTGGTATTTAACGATGGCGGCGCAGATGTTGATTTCAGGGTTGAAGGTGACACTGAAGCAAATTTGCTTTTAGTTGATGCAGGAAACGACGTTGTAAGGATTGGTGGTGGGTACAACATTCTGAAAGGATTTAATCGCCGCCCACCCGTTCATCGCGGCCCATTGTTTTATAAAACCGCAGCAGCAACAATTAGCATCGTTGCAAATTCTGCGTTAAACGGTTTCTTTTACGATGCGGCCACGGCAGTCACGATGCCAGCAAGCCACAGCAACAACACCGATTATGCCATCTGGCAGCATCCGACTACTGGTGCATTAGTTGCTGATGCGAGCTTTACATCAGCCCCTGCTGGAGCAAGTGGCGGTTCAATTGTTGGTGGTTATCACTACATTCCGAGTGGACGTCCTACAGCAGTAAATAACGGCAGTCCTACTGCGGCAGCGGAGATTCTGGAGTACAGCATTTGGGATTTGACATGGCGGCCATCATGCCCTGATCCCCGTGGGATGGCATGTATTGACGAGCGATTCTGGTGTGATCTTTATTTTTGTGGGAGCACGTCTTATGCAGGAACTGATTTTAGTGCAGTACCAAGCAGCAAGATCGGATTGACAATTGCTGATGGCACTAGTCATCCATTGATTCCTGCGTTTTATGGTGGCGACGGTTCTACTGCTTATGCAGATGCCAGCCCCTTGCTTGCTGGATGTTGGTATGACTTCTGTGAAGTTGCCAGCAGTTTTGGCAAGCGTTTGTTAACAATGAGCGAATTTCAGGTTGCTGCATTTGGTGCTCCTGAAGCCGGAAGTCGCGGCAGTGATCCTGGAACTGTGCAATGGGAACGCGCAAGCAAATGGGGCTTAGCACAAGCAACCGGCACGCTTTATTCGTGGGGTGCTGACCTATTGTTTAGAGATGTAAACTCTCAAACATTTGGTTGGCAGTCGCACGGAACACGCGGTCGCGGTGATGTGTATCAACAAGGTAATGATGATTCGCTTGTTGCGGTCATCCTGGGTGGCAACTGGCTCCATGGTTCCAGTTCCGGTTCACGCACGTCAGGCTGGGACGTTCGGCCCTGGCTTGCGAGCGACGCCCGTTCGGCTCGCTTTGCCGCCGAGCACCTTGTAACTTGCTAAGAGGCGCGACAGCGCCGACGGCTATGACAGCAAAAAGAGCAACAGCACAACCAGGCAAAGAGGCTCATGGCTTTTACATGCTTGAAAAATATGAACGTGTTATTGAATACCTCTACCCAATTGCTCAAAACATTCCAAGAAAACACGGTGTCTTTCGTGATCTATTGATAGAACATTTGTTTCACACCGCACAACTTCTTGCTGACGCCATCAAGGTTAATCAATTGAATCGTTGCTATTTGCTTGATTCAGCTATCGCTCAACTCAGGCTGCTTACTCGTTTTATGGTGCATCACAAAAGAAAAATGATTACTGAGCATCAACTTGAAGTAATACAAGAGCTGATTGCAGAAGTTGGCAGCATGTTGGGCAAGTGGATTTGCAGATTAAAGAAAAAACCTGCAGTATGCTGATACTGGGTGCAAAGGGTTTTGCGGTCATCCTGGGTGGCAACTGGAACAATGGTTCCAATTCCGGTTCACGCACGTCAAACTGGAACAATCAGCCATGGAATGCGAACAACAACATTTCGGCTCGCTTTGCCGCCGTGGCAACTGATCTGTGCCATTATGCTCCTTTGTTCTTACGAGGCATTGGGCAGGTACTAAAACAAGGTGCCAGCCTTTGCATCCAGCTTCGGCAAACTCAGGGCCGAGTGGTGGCAATAGCAGGGAGTAGTTCATCGAAACCTGCCGCTACCTTCTGATGGGCAAAAAGTTTCGCAACCTCTACGAACAGATTTATGCTTGGGACAACTTGCTCGTTGCCTATACAGAAGCACGGCGCGGCAAGACCTACAGCAGTTCGTACTTACGTTTTAAGGAATATCACTTAACCAACCTGCGTCATTTGCAGTTGCGGTTGATTGAAGGCGCATGGACGCCGGATGAACAGCTGCAGTTCGACATCATTGACCCCAAGAAACGCACCATTGCGTGCCAGAGCTTCCGCGACAGGGTGTTGCACCATGCCCTGATACAGGTCGTGGGGCCAATTCTGGATGCCGCGACAATGCCGCAGGTGTTTGCCTGCCGGGTTGGTTTAGGCACGCACCGCTGCGTCACGCGGATGCAACAGCTGATGCGGCAGAACCCAAATGGCTGGGTGTTGCATGTGGATTTCAGCAAGTTCTTCCCGTCTATTCCGCAGGATCTGCTGCTGACACACCTTGCCAAGAAGCTCAGCTGCCAGCGGACGCTGTTGCTAATCGAGCAGGTGTTGAGCGTGCAGGAACGCGGCCTGCCCATCGGTGCGCTAACCAGCCAGACCTTTGCCAACTACTGGGGCGGCAAGTTAGACCGCTTCATCGCATTGAAAGGCATCGGCAGCTTTGTGCGCTACATGGACGACGCTGCTGTGATCGTGACCAATAAGGCTCAGGGGCTACAGCTCAAGGACGAGATTTGCGCCTTTGTTGCCAGCGAAATGAACCAGCGCATCGGCAAATGGAGCTTGGGGCCGGTAGAACGCGGCATCACGTTCTGCGGATTTCGGATCCGGCGCAAATACAAGTTGATCAAGCGGCAATCCATGATCCGTCAACGCCGCAAACTTAAGATCCTGCTTGAGCATGAGGATTATGAGAGCTGGCGTCATTCGCAAATTGCTTTTATGGGTCACATACGGCATGGTGATGGGCAGAATGGTCTAAGACATTTGGATTTGGCAGCACCATGCTGATCAACACTGCCACCGACCTTGCGGCAACAGAACCCAGCCCAGAGCGCACTGCGTTTCTAAACAACCTGCTGAACGACTACATCACCTTTGATGATGCGATCTATCCCCAGGACTATGACCACAACTTGCAGCCTGGCGATGCTGGCTACATTGCCCCTGTAAATCGTCAGGAGTGGAACGCTGGCGCTGCTGCGCAATGGGGCTTTACTGATCGCGCTGCTGTTGAGGCAGCTCTCGTCTGATAATGGCAGTCCGCAGCAAAACCGGCACCGCTCGCATTGAGCACCAGCCCGGCAAGCCTAAAAAATCCCGTCAAGGTGCAGGTCAACATTCACGGCCTCGCCACAATAAAAAAAGGTATCGCGGCCAGGGCAGGTGAATGGATCGGCACACCCGCAACAACTGGCGCAAGATCAAACGAGTGCTGGAAGAAGCGGGTAAGACCGATTGCTACTTCTACAAACGGGCTTGCAAGATCGTGGTCGGCGGTCGAGATCCATTTGAGGATCCAGTTGATCAACCGCCCACATAGACAGCACCAGTAAACTCGCGGGGATGTTGTGTTACGACACTCCAAATGTTTAAAGCTGCTTCTGCTGCTCTTGCCTGTGTGGCCCTGGGTGTTGCATTCGCTCCTGCAGCCAAAGCTGATGGTTTCTATGTGAATCCTGAGTACAACCTCGGTTTTTCCGGCAACCAGACCAACGGCGGTGGTGCAATTGACGCCCACGTCGGTTACGAGGCTGGCCCCTGGTATATCCAAGGCGGCCCCACCGTTGTCTTCCCTGAAGACGCTGCCACTGACTATCAGTTCTCTGCCAAAACTGGCCTGAGTGCTGATGTCACCGCTGACGGCAAGCTCGGTATCTACACCGAGGTCAGCATGATCACTGGCGACAAAAGCAACAGCTACGGCCTTAAGCTCGGTTCCAAGTACAAGTTCTGATCGTCAACATGGCCCGCTTCGGCGGGTCCTCGATCAAACCATTGTTGTTAGCAACTACTTGTCAGCCTTCTGGCGGGTGGTTGTTTTTCCTTGTTTAACAAACCCCGACAACTGGGAGTATTGCTGGCCACCTGACTGGCTAATCCCCTATGTGCAGGATGCCGTCGACCTCCTTACAGTCGAGCCATACGCCAAAGAAAAGGCAATCATCAATGCGGTTTTTCGTTGATCTCATGGCCGTCACTGGGTTCATGCTCAGTGCATCCATGACCGCTGGGCTGATCATTTCCTATTACCAGATGGATGACATCATGCGCAACACTTTGGAGCGCGTGACTGATGGCATTGGCAATGAGTTAGAGAAGAAGCTGCAGGACAAGATCGACAAAGCGATGCCCAAGGTGCCGGGTGGAGCCGCTAATTCTTCCTTCCTTTGAGCTTCCAGGTCCGCTTGACCTGCCACGGATGGAGATAGCGGTGCCGGTGTTCCCTGCGCCGTCTCATCCTGTTCTTATACCGCCAAGCGTCAAACCGAAGCCTCCGCCGGAGCCGCCCAAGGCGGTAGATCCAGGTGCCAGACAAGCGGTTGAAAAAGTTCAAGATCAAGTCAGGCAGCTAAACAACAACATCAAAGCGCAACAACAGACGCTTGATATGTTGCTGGAGCCGCCAGAGATTGAAGAAGTTGACCCTAAAACGACAACGGTAAAAGTACCTGGCACACCACTTGAGTTTGCGTTACCTGCGCCTGAAGTGCTTACGGTTGCGACGGTGACAGCTGGGGCTGCTGCTGCTGCGTCTGTTGGGGCAACATTGGTGGCGCAGAATTTAGCGAAGCGGCTGAAGCCTGTTTTCCAGGCTGTGCTGAAGAAGATTGCGAAGGCTCGAGGGAAAGACCCACTGACTTTCGGTAGACATCGATTGAAACTACGTCGGAACAGAGAGAAGCCAATTTAGCTTCGGGGTGAATCATGAATCCCTTTTCGAATAATTCTGCGCAGCGCAAAGCCCGGACAAGGTGATAGTCCAATTGTTCCTTGTCTAGTTTTTGCTGCTCCATGCGTAAGCGCTTACGAGCCAACTCCTTGCACATCTCAGTAATTGAGCCATCAAGCGGAATGTTGATGCTCAACTGCGCACCCATGTTCTGCATCCGGGTGTAATCCTCGTTTGGGATTGGGTCGGCGTGTGCCTCAAGGTGAAATGGTGTGATCACCAATGTTGCGCCATTGCAGGAATGGCCCGCTGAGAAGTGCTGCCGACTAGGTGCGCCGTTGTTATTAAATTGGACGCTCTGGTTGGTGTTGTTGCTAGTGGCCTGCGCACGTGGCGCCGAGTTGTTGGTAGTCTCAGCAGCTGCAGGCCCAGCCAGTACTACTGCGAGAACACACTGAGCGATGTGGTGGTGGAGTCGGTTTCGATGGTGCGGTCGATGTCGATCTGCTCGATCAATGTATCGGCCGAGCGAGTTGTGATCTCCAGAGTGAACGGATCTCCAGCGGTGTGAACGTCCCATGTGGTGGAGCTGTTTCTGATGTCGGAAGCGCTAGGAGTAACGTTTTCGCCGGAATAAGTTTCAAGCGCAGCGCCATAAATTTGGTGCTGGATTGTTTCAGTAATGGTTTGAGTTGTAGTGGTAGTTGATTGCATCGAACCTGTCGACCACGTTGGTGTGACAGTTTGAGCAATGGCAGGGGCGGCGGCCAGCACAACCGCAAGGGCTAGAAGTCTTTTCATTTTTGTGTGGTGCCTGATTGGACTTTAGGTTCTTCCTTTTTCTTGGCGTTATTACGGCCGACAGTAAGGCCATAGCTAGCAGCCATAGAAGAAAGTAGCGATGCACTGAACGTCACATCAATTGATTGTTTAAACAAACCCATGTAATTGGCAGTGATCACGCCACATGCCCAGATCATTAAGCCAAGACGGACAAGATGGCCTAAAAGACCATGTTTATCGTCATCTTCGTGCGGTGACGTTTGCTGTTGATCTGCCATGATGTCGCTGTTGAGGGGCGGCCAATGATGGAGATTTTGGCGGCCGTTACCGGCGCTTCAATTACGGTAGCGGCTGTGGGACTCGGGAACTATGGTCGCCGCGCTACAGAAAGCAGAGACGCTGTAATACGCCTGACTGCAGCAGTGGAGAACGTGGCAACTCGGCTGAATATCTTGCACACCGATATGAAGAGCCGTGACGCTGAAGTGTTTAGTCGCTTACGTGATCTTGAAGCTGCTGTGGCACGGCTGGAAGGCCCTAAAAATCCGCACTAGAGTTGGAGTATCAGCTGACAAATGATGATCGCGCTCGTACGTCCTGTCCTGTTCAGCTTTCTGCAGTCAAAAGCAGTGAAGAAGCTGGTGATCGATTTGCTCCGTGCATTGGCCACCAAGACTGACAACACCGTCGATGACCGAATGGTCGATTTCATTGAGGCCAATCTTTTTACAGAACAAAAACCGGTGGCTGATGCTTGATTGGCTCGCTACTGCCATGGTGAGGCTTGATTCTTTTTTCAAGTACTTCAATGGCAATAGCCACCAATTGGCTGCCATTCAGCAGCTTCAAGAAGAGCTGCCACCACATCTGCTAGATCACAAAGCAACCTGGGTGGAGCTATGGAAGGCAGGAGGCAAGTACACCTACCTGCCTACTCCCTACTACCACCAGCTTGATCTCATCGACGGGATCGATAAGTGCGTCACCGCAGCCGTTGCAATGGTTGCTGGCCACTATGTGCTGGTCACATCAGGGCAGGAATACGACAAAGTCCGCAGCCGTTTTGGCCCGTCCCAGGAGTTGTGGGTGCATGTCAGGGCATTGGAGAGCCTGGGCATGAAATCTGAATTCATCCAAGATGGCACGGCAGATTTGATTGAGGCTGAGATTGACGCCGGTCGCCCTGTTGCTGTTGGCTGGCTGCACAAAGGTGATATCAGCACTGGTCGTCCTGCTGAAGGATTTGGTCACTGGTCTGTGATCGTCGGCTACACCGATCAATACTTCATCGTTAATGACCCTCGCGGTCGCTTCAACCTCAAGACAGGAAAACTCGAAACCGAAAGCGGGTTCAACGTGAAATACAACCGAGAAGATTTTCTGCATCGCTGGGAGGCAGACGGCCCAGGTACTGGCTGGGCTTTACTCGTAGATGACCTGTCCTTGTAGCCTGGGAAAAGCCTTTCCCTGACTGCATGGTTCTGCCAGATCATGAAATCAAACGACTCTGCGTTGAGCATGCAATGGTCGTTCCGTTCAACCAAGATCTGCTGAACCCTGCGTCAATTGACCTGCTGTTGGGCGATCACTTAATGATCGAAGACCCAATGAACATTGAGCAGCGTCTGATCAGCATCAAGGGCTATAGCCAAGAAAATCCCTACTGGCTGCGCCCTGGTGAGTTTGCCTTGGCCGAGACACAGGAGACCTTCAACCTGCCCGACCACATTTCTGCACAGTTTGTACTGAAGAGCAGCAGGGCACGCTCGGGATATTCCCACATGCTCGCTGGCTGGTGTGATCCCGGCTGGCATGGATCCAAGCTCACCCTGGAGCTGCAGAACGCACGCCGCATGCATGCGCTTCCGTTATATCCAGGCCTGAAAATTGGTCAAATGATCTTTTTTGAGATGCAAAGTATGCCGATTATGTCATACGCTCAAGTTGGTCATTACAACAATGACACTCAGGTTTCCGCGAGTAAACAAGTCCCTTGAATTGATACAACCATTCCCAGATAACTATTTCACGGTGCAATGTGTAAAAATCTTGCTGTCTGTACCAAAGCGTCCATTCTGTTGATCCTTTGGTTCCATTGCACCGCAGGCATGCTGGGACTAGGTTCTCTATCACGGTCTGTCCGCCGCGATGCCTAGGAACGACGTGATCTAGCGACTCTGCGTGTTCACCGCAATAGGCACATTTGCAGTGAAAGGATTCGAAAATTCTTAACCTAAATCGTGTCCTTGTTTCTCTCTTGGTGATCAGACTTGTCTCGTCGATCCAAGAGCGCATAAAGACTCCGGTGTTTTTTGGATCTTAAAGAAGCAGGGCTAGCAAAGCCAGGAAGAGATTCAGTGACTCCACCGCCTTTTTCCGCCGATGCATGCGGCGCTGTATGGGTTTCTTTTGGCGTCAGCGGGTGGTACAGAGCTTGGTATATAAAGACAAACACTGTGTTTTATTTGCCAGACTGCTTTGATTGCGAAAGTACGGCAATAACTGCTGCCGAGGCTAGTTATGGATATGCATCCAATTCGGCGCACAACTGAGAGTGAATTCTCAGAAGCTGCTACTGCAAAGATGCTGGAAGGCTGGTTGAAAGAAGGCGACATTAACGCCATCTACAACGCAGCACTTCTGCTTAATACTTGCCTGCATCAGCAGCGCATGATGACCAAGTGGCTGGCTGGTGAGGCTGCCCGCAACGTCGGCAGAGCCGAGCTGGAGGATGAGATTTTGCAGCAGGCAATCCTTAACAGTGATCAGAACTGACCCGACCGGTCAAGTGATCGCAGTAGATCTCAGCCTGCCATAGGTCGTCGGAATATCGACAGTACCCGTTGGCACAGCTGCGATAAAGGATGTGCGGGCCGTCTTCCAGCACTTCGATTGTCGCGCCACTGGGTTTCGAGATTGTTGATGAAATCTTCCAGTTCCGGTAGATGCTCATCAGTCAGCTCCTGCTCGCCTTCATCTTCTTCATCATTCGGCGTTGCTTCAATCACCTCAAGCAAACGCAAACTCCAAACCTTGAGATCAACGAGTCCCTCGCGGCAAAACATCAAGTTGTCGGAAGGAGTCTCGCCACCGCGCATGATCTCGGCGATGGCTTCCTCCACCCAGTCTTGGTGTGCATTGCACATCCACAAGAGCAGCCGGACGTGGCCCTCCGTGAATTGCATGTCCGCGTTTGGTGCCATAACGGGAAGCCACCTACCTGAACGGTAGCGAGGTAATCCAAACCGCCCCTTCATGCACCTTTGACGTACTTCTGGTACAGCCCTGTGTACGTGTGATGGAACGGATGATCAGGCTTGTCCCGCCCATCCATGCCGTACAAAGCGTCTAGCAGGAAAACGCGGTTCTCCATCGCAAAGGTGTCTTGCGCACCCGGCTTGTAAGGATGCACTTCAAGAAAAAATGCCACCGACTCTTCAAGGTCGGTCAGGTTGAACTTTCTGGTCATGCGGGGTCAAGCCTTCTTAGATGAAGTGGAGATTTTGCGTCCTTTGCCGATCTCGACAATTGAGCAATCCGGGTGGCGGTTGTTGAGAATGCGGATGGCGTCTTTTTTGTCAATAGCGCGGATGCAACCGCGCAAACACCGCTCGCCAGCAAGAAGTAATTCATAGTCGAACATCCGTGCGTTTTTTGCGACGCAGTACGAGATGCCTGGGCCGCGATTGGGTTCGTTCCAGTCAGGAACAAGTTCAGGAAAGTTGGCCTTACTCATCCTTGGCTTTGTAATACTCGTTGATCAGGGTTTCGTTGCTGGCTGCGAAAAGATCAGCAATGGCATTGAGCCGACGGCCATCGGACTCTGCATAGCCACGCTCCTCAGCAGAACGCAAATTCTTCAACATCAGTTGTAGAGCGTTGATCTGCTGCATTTCCTCTCGCATCGCAGCAACGAGTTTGTCCCTGTCCATCAGAAGATTGTGTTGGGAATGCTGCCCTCAGACTTCTTGGCCCAGACTTTGCCGTTGATGTAACGGGTGCCGGTTTTGGACTCTGCGTTCCAACCGGAGATGGGAATCTTGACGACAGTAGTGCCGCCGTAACCCTCTTCGCCGGGCTGTGCAGTCAACCACTCAGCCAGCTTCATAGCCTCGCTGAGTTCGATCTCAATGGATCCGGTTTTGTCGGGGCCGCGTTCCGACTTCTTTTCTTTCACGTCAAACAACGTGAACTTGGCGTCAAACGCCGATTGAAAGTCACTCATCGTGAGACTCAAGAATTGCGTAGTGAGATTTGATGATCTCGTTGGCTAGGGATGACTCCGTAACCCGGTGCTGGGTGTCGTAGCGCTGAATGATTTCGCGCTGCATGGCCTCGTATGCCCTCGGGTCAAGAAGCACTTGCACCTTGTACTTGTTGCCCGCAGGAATAGCCATCACTGTGTCAGCCCCGGCTTAATCGAGAGCTCGTCAATGCAGGACTGCAGTTGATCCACAGTCATTTGCTTGAGTTTGCTGCCGTCGCCGTCAAGGTTCCATTTTGTTGCCTTGTCAGCGATCCAGCCAATCTGCGCAGTCTTGTCCAGTTTTTCCTGGATGAGATCCATGCACTTGGCGATCAGTCCGTCGGTGTCTACCCTTGTGGGTGCGGAGGAACCTTTGGGCGTGGCAGGACGCCCTTTTTTCTTGGCCGCAGGTATTGACTGCTGGAGCTGGACTTCGGGTTGGGTTTCAACCTTCTGCTCAGCTGCTGCAACCTCTTCCCTGGCCCACAGCTCGTAACCAAGCGAGAAGAAAGCAGCGGCTGCGCTGCAGATGCCACGGCGGTGACTGTCTGCAAGATCACGTGCGCTTATCTTGTCGTAGGCGATGGCGTTGTTGCGGTTGTCCATCACGGCGTACGTCCACACAGGGGTGCCGTAGGTGCCGTTAACAAACTGAATGCAGAGGTAGCCGGTGCCGTTGGGAGCCTTGTGGACAAGCTCGCCGTTGGGGTCCTTAATTAGCTCTGGGAGCCAGCCGTTGGCCTTCTCATTGAGAAGCTGCATGACCTTGGCCCAGGGAACGTAGTCCGCTGCGTAGGAGCCAGACCCCTTCTGTTTTACGTCAGAAAGGGTGATGACCCCCGCCAAGCTTGGAAGTTCGGGGGTGCTAAACATCAGGCAGCAGAAGCGGCTTCGATTTCGGTGATGCCCTGCTCAAGAATCTGGCGCATGGCAGCGGATGCAGCGATGTTGTGTTGCTTGGCGGCGACCTTGATGCGTGCGTAGAGATCAGGATCGATCTGCAACATCACGGTCTTGGTAGTGGTTGCTTTGGAGGTGAGAGAGATAGCCATGAATAGCTATGTAGTACCCCAACACCATAACCGGATAATCCGAGTTGAGTTGAGTCTTAAAAAATTTGGTTGAGACGTGCCGAAAAAGTACCGATTGATACTTGACCGCACCAGAAGTTACCCGTAACTTGCAGCGGCTTCAAATCACTTCATGGCACCCGAGGTCACCACAAGTACAGACGCTTCAATGGTCATTAAGCTCACTTTGGACGCTTTTACAGCCGAGAAACTTTTGGTAACAAAGCCCAGATCCCTTCCAGCAGCTACGTTTTGCGCACTTTTAATCGAGCAAGCGCTTGACAAGCCCAGTACGCTGGCGGAGCGAACCGAAGGGAGCGAAGCCTCTACTTCTTCTTTATTAGATAATACTAATAAAGAAAAACAATCAATTAAAGCTGTTAGCGCTAAGAAAAAACGCGGTCGGCCTGCTTACAGCGAAGAATTCAAAGCCTTTTGGAACGTGTATCAATCTGCGTCTCATAAGGCAACTTCACAAAGCAAGAACAAGGCGTTTGAGCAGTGGAAGGTGGCCCTGCAGGATGAAACGCCGGAGAGGCTCTCAGAGGCCGCTAGGAGGGCCGTGGAGGCCATCAACCACGCCTTGACCAATGACGAGTGGTGCGCACCCCTTCCAGACGCTTTCCGCTGGCTCAGGGACGAGCGCTACGCCGTCTTCCTTGAGAACCACCAGGCAAGCGGCCCTCGCGTCATTGATGGCATCACGGTGATCGACTGATGAAGCTGTATCAGCCTGAGTTTGCTGGCATGACAGTTTGGTCTGTCGCTGACCCCAAATCCAACAAAGGCACCTACACGGCCACCCGTGGCACCAGTCCGCCGCCTAACGCCTCTCACGGCCACCCCATTGGCCGCTACGACAGCGAGGGCAGCTACTGGACGTTCTGCCCCAACGTCGGTGTCGAAGACCCCAACAGCCCGCAGTCCTCGCGTTGGTGCAAACACCCTGGTGCTGACGACGAGCGCCGCAAAGCGATCAAGGAGAAGGCCTGGGGCAATCTCAACTCAATGGGTTCTTACAAGGAGACTGACTTTTCATGAGACGAGGTTTCAAGCGATCGTTTGAAGTCGCATCTGCCGTCAAGATCTTGCGCGACGGCATCGACAAGGGGTACTGGACTCTTGAGGATCTAGACAACCCGCCGCCAGGAACGCAAATGAACTTTGCGGATTACAAGCGGTTCTGTGTAGCCCAGTCGTATATAGGAAAAGATCCTGTGTACAAAAACCTTTTGCGTGAAGCTGAAAAGAATAAGGAGGATGATTTCATTCTGTGAGACTCGTTACTATCACAGAAAGCAATGGCGTAGCAGTGCCTTTGCAGCGGCTCCCGCTAATTCAGCGAAACCCAGTAGGCCAACCGCGCTACTACTGGAACGAGGCGCGTCCTGATCTCAAGTACAGCTCGATCACGTCAATCTTATCTGCGACTCAATCTGAGAGTACAAAGCACGCTTTGCGCAGGTGGAAGCAAAAGATCATCAGTGAGGGCGGTGATCCTGATGAGACTCGTGATCAAGCCGCTAAGCGTGGCTCTCAGATTCACGACTGGTTTGAGGCGTTTTTGCATCACGAAGCACCGGAACCGCCTGAACACATTGCGCCATGGTGTGAGCGCCTAGCAGCCTCACCGCTGTGGAAGCACCTGGATCACGTCGTCTGCACGGAGCATCAGGTCTGCAGCGATGAAGGCGTTGTGCCGTTTGCAGGCACCCTCGACGCCCTAGTCAAGCTCAACGGTGAGTTCGTGCTGTTGGACCTCAAAACCAAGGCTGAGAACAAGGCCAAGCCAACCAAGCAGATCAGCGATGAAGCAATGTGCCAGCTGCAGGCCTACAGGATCTGTCTTGCTGAGAACTACGGCATTCAGGTAGATCGCTTTCTGGCTCTTTATGCCTTCCCTGATCAGCCCGCGGTTCCTGTGGCAGCCAGTGGTGCAGAGCTAGAGCGGCATGAGTCGCATTGGACACAACGAATTCAAGCTTTTAGTCTTCTCAACCCGTAGGACTGCCGGTAGTATTGGATCACGAGGCACCCAATCGCCGCCTCGCCTCCGGCCATGAAAACCAAAAACTTCTACTTCCACATCTCAAACACTGGGGTGCGTGATTTCGTCAACGCATACAGCTTTGTTGATGCTCAAGCCCGCGCTTGGCGTCAATACCCAGACGAGGTTGGACGCTTGGTTTGGGAAGACCCAACTGATCCCGTCCCTGACGTTCCTAACCCTGCACCCCTTGCCGCTTAATCATGGACACCTATCAAAACTCTGCTGAAAATCTTTTGCGCGAACTGGCGCACCTCAAGTCAAAGGAGCGTTTCCTGCAAGACGACATCAGAGCTGTTCAAACCCTGCTCAATCATCACGTAGACAACGGCGATCTTGACCATCTCAAAACAGAAGCATCCAGCACCTATCGGTTCGAGGAGGCCAACTTTGTTTATAGCTCTGGCCGCATTACTTGGAGCTACGACAATTGTCCAGATGTCCAGGCTGCTGCTGAAAATCTCAAGGAACTTCAGGAGACTGCGCAAGCTATTGGCCAAGCTGTTCGCAAACAAGGCAAACCGTTCTGGACAGTGCGATGACCTACGGAATCGGCCCCGTTGAGTTGTTGGTCTATCACGCAAACAACAGGCTGCGTAAACCCAACCGCCACATCAATCAAACCCAAGCACGCGCTGTCCTAGAGGAAACAGCAAAACTCCTTGAGAAATCAATGGACGCAAAGAACGATCCAGGAATTGATGCCTACAGCATCATCAACTGCATCAGATTCCTTGCACGCACACCATCTGATTACTTCGAACTTCACACCCAGGAATGATCGGCTCCAAGTACACCAGAACCTGTGTCAAATGCAAAAAAGAGTTTGACGTAAAGATCATGCGCAATGGCAGACCGTCAAAGCGCAAGACCTGCAGTCATGCTTGTCATCACTCCATCAAGGCTCCACGCAAACCTGTATGGAAAAAAGAAGAACTTGAATACCTTGATCAGTTGGCCTTGGCAATGCCAATCGTGTCTGTGTACAGAACGTACAACAGATGGGCTTCTGAGAATGGCTTCGAACGTCGCACCTTGAATTCCATTCAGCACAAGGTTTACAGGGAATGCGGCTCAACAAAGCCAATCCTTGGCTACTTCACCTTCAGGGAAATTGCTGACCTATTGCAAATCTCTCCCTGGACAGTTGCTTTCTGGAAGCAATTAAAAACCAACCCCTTGGAGGTCTACCAAAGGCACAAAAACAAAGGCATCAACTACATCAGCAGGAAAAACTTCAAGCAATTTGCCTTGAGCCATCCAGAAAAACTTGGTGGCACAAATCGACGCGGCCTTCTTGTTTTGCTTGAAGACGAAAAGTTGGTTGATGAGATCTTGAAGGCGCATCCCAAGCGCAACACCTCTGTGCTTCCGCCAAAACGTGTCCGGTGCATCGAGACAAACAAGATTTACCCAAGCATCCACGAAGCAAGTCGTGCCAACTTCGTTGCCCGTCCAACGCTCACACGTGCCATCAAACGGGGGTGGCGTGCCAATGGTCATCACTTTGAATTCCTGGACTGGTGAAGCTCAACCGAAGACTTTGCCCGCAATGCAAACACAGGAGCGTCAAACCTCTTAGCAGCAACAACCAGTCCGACGGCACTCGCTACAGAAGCTTTCGTTGCAACTCCTGTTCACACGAGTGGAAAATCTGGGAATTAAACGAAGACCAAATCGTTCACTACCGCCTTCTCAAAAAAATCATGCGGCACCAATGCACCAAATGCGAAGGCACCACCTTCTTCGTCAAAGAAACCTTTCCCTACACCCGCTACACCTTGCGACAACTCAAATGCAAGTCCTGCGGAGCCAGCTTCTTCACCCGTGAATACATCATGGAAGAAGCCGAATACTGTTGGCAAATGATCGGCGGTAAGTCGAAGCTGGTACTAAGGAAATGAACCATTGCTACTCCTGGAAAACTGTCGGGATCCCTGCACCACAGGGCAGTAAGACCCTTGGCCGATATGGTCAGCTCATTGAAAGCAGCAAGGCGCTCAAACCTTGGCGTCAGTTGATCGTTGACGATGCCAAGACGCTGCCCCTTGAAAAACCGCTTGACACTCCTATTGGTGTCTCGCTGGTATTTCTGTTTCCCAGGCCTAAACGGCACTTCACCACCAACGGGCAGATCAAGGCCAATGCACCCAGGTTCAAGACAACGCGGCCTGATCTTGATAAATGCACCCGCGCTGTCCTAGATGCCCTCACGATCGCTGGCGTGATCAAGGACGACAGCTTGGTGTACAGCATTTCGGTCTACAAGCGCTACTGCGCACGCAACGAAGACCCTGGGGTGCAGATCACTGTCATGGACACCGAAGACCTGCCGTTCAAGTGAGTGCTATACTCCATATGCGATTGGGTCGCCCTGAGCTGAGGCTGTGGTCTCACCGGGGCGATTTTTTTATGCTGGTGTCACGCAGGGGGCAGCATGGAGATCACCATTGAGTTCGATGCAAAGGACATCGTTGGCAAGCTGACGGAGTTCGGCAAGGTGCAGCTCCCTACTGCTGCCAACAATGCGCTCAACCTCACCGCCTACCAGCTGCAGCAGACATATCGGCAAGAAGCTCAGAAGGTTTTCAAGAACGTCAGCAAGTACACCCTGAGTGGTTTTCTGTACGAGAAATCGACGCCTGAAACCCTGGAAGCGAGGGTCTACATCAACCCAGACCCACAGAAAGGCAACGCAAGGGCTGCTTACCTTGCACCTCACATCTACGGCGGTCCTGCTTACAGAACCCGGTTTCAGCAAGCTCTGTCAAACACGCAAGACCCATCCCGTGCTGCTTTTGGGGGTTCGATACTGGCCCCCAATCGGGTCATGGTTCCAACCCAGTCCCCCCGTGGCGTGCGCTTCAACCAGCAAGGCAACATGAGCCCTGGGCAGTACACGCAGATCTTGTCCTACCTGCGCAATACGGACTCGACTGGCACAGCGCAGACCGGCCGAAAGCAGGCAAGGAAGGCAGGTATCAGCTACTTCTACATGAACCAAGCGATGGTGGATGAGCGCAGGAATTTACGAAATCGGAAGCCAGGTATCTTCATGCGTCGTGGAGGTCGTCTGCCATTGATGCGTGTGATGAGCGAGGCTCCCGTGCCGCATTTCAGTCAAACTTTTATGTTTCAAGAAATCGGCGAAGCAACTGCGAACTATTTGTTCCCGCAGTTTTTGGCGAAGCAAAAATTTCTGTAAGTTCTTGCGGGCATTCGGTTTATGTCACCCGAAGTTCTTGCGAGGTGTCGGTTTAAGGGGCCAAGTTCTTGCGGGGTATCGGTTTAGGGCTGTACCGGAATCAGCCTGGTTTACTATTCTTTTCACACACACGGTTGGCATTAGTAATACCCTCACAATCGCAATCTGAAGGGTATTAGAATGCACAAGCAATCACACATGCAAGCAATTAGAATTGCTCACACATGAAATTGCAAGTACAAACAAATGCAATTAAATAAATGTAGACGCAATTACAAATAACGCTTACAAAATGTGCAAAGTATAAAGAATAAACAATTAGGGGCATCCGGGACGCACCCGGCACCCGCCGCCCACGCGGCCCCCGCACCCTGCCCCTGGCCGTCCGTGCCTGTCAGCGGCCCACGCGGTCAAGCCGGATCATCCCGCCGCACAGTGTGCCAATCAAAAAATCGGCACCAATTTCGGCACGCTGCTAGCTACCGGTGGCCTTACCGGCTATTGTCTCTATTAAGCGCGGTCCCAATCGCATCCGCCGCGCTTCTAAAGCCATGACCCTTTCCATCATCTGGTGGGGCTTGCTGCCCCTGCTGCTTGTGATCGCAGCGGTCGACCTGCTGACGATGAGTCAGCCCCGCCGCGTCCGACTGCTCCGCCGTTCCGGCATGACTCAAGCGGCCATCGCTGACCGCTTGGGGATCAGTCGCTACCGCGTCCGCCAGGCTCTCGCCTGACCCGTCCACCATTACCCAATTGCACCCATGACCCGTTTTATTCCCGCCGCGCTGCTTGCAGCCGGTTCAATTGCCCTAGGACTTGTGGCAGGCAATCAAGCCCGCCTCATTTCTGAATCCGACAGCGCCGCCGCTGCTGCCCCTGCTGCTCTGCCCTTTCTTTTCTTCGCTACGGCTGCCGCGACTACGGGCTTTGCTGCCGCTGTGTCCGCTTCTGACGCCACTGCCCGCCGGGGGGGCGCTCACCTTTCCGCTCTGGAGCGCTGCCTGTGACCTACCCCCTAGATCTGCCCCTATGGCTCGAGCAGGCAGAAATTGCCGAAGAACAACGACAGGCGCACATTGCCGCTAATGATCTGCCGGATGATTGGCAGCCCGACTCTGAAGACGTCGCCCCATGGTGGCGCCAACCTGACTAACCCCATCGCACCCCCTAACCCGTGACCTTTCAACCTGACGCCCCATACGATCCCGCCGACAACCTGCCCCCCGCTGACATCCGAGAAGACTTTTCAGGTCTGACCTATGAAGCGGGATACAACCCCCAGCGCCTGCTTGATCGGCTCGCCGTATGGCTGCCTGCCGATCGGCTCGCTGAATTCATGGACGACCTGGCAATGGGTCGCATCTAACCCCCTGCCCGCCATTGCGCGGGCTTTTTATTTCCTACCCAATCGCACCCCAGGAAATGCTCCAAACGCTCCGCTTCCATCTGACCCGCGTCAGTTCAAACGCTAAAACCGGACCAATCCCCGTCAGCACAAGCAGCAAGACCACTTGCCCCGCCACTTGCCCATTTATGGGCAATGGCTGTTATGCGGCCAGCGGTCCGCTTGCGATCCATTGGCAGGCGATCACGCGCGGCGACCGTGGCACCCCCCTAGCTGATTTCCTAGATCAGATCCGCAAGCTTCCCGCCGGTCAGCTGTGGCGCCACAACCAAGCGGGCGACCTGCCGCACAGCGGGGGCAAGATTTCCCGCCGCTTTATTCGTGCCATCGTCGACGCCAATCGGGGGCGCCGTGGTTTCACCTATACCCACCACGACCTGACCAAGGGCGAGAATCTGCCCCTCTTGCGGTATGCCAACCGCAACGGCTTCCGCGTCAACGTGTCGACCGAATCCGAAGCGGCCGCCGATCGCGCCATTGAAGCTGGCCTACCGGCCGTGATGGCCTGCCCTAGCACTGAAACCCGCAACACGTGGCGCACCCTTGCAGGCAATGCCGTCTTGGTCTGCCCAGCCCAGCGCAGCGACTCGAAGCAGTGCGCAACCTGCGAGCTTTGCCATACAAGAGGCCGCCGCGTGATCATCGCTTTTAAAGCCCACGGAACGGGCAAGAAGAAGGCCGATGCGGCCATTGCCGCCGCTCAGTAGCCTGCAACCAATCACACCTACCCACGGCCCCCAATGCGGGGGCTTTTTTATTGTCTAGGCTTGGGATACGTTCAGCCCCACGGGGCCGCAGTCAGCCGCGCATGGAACGGGGTGCGGTACTGCCGATCCGACCCATGGCACCCATTAACACCCTGGCCCTCGTGCGCCAACAGTTGACCAAGCAGCAGCGCCTACGCTCAGCGCAACTGCTCACCGCCAAGGCTTATAGGGGCGTCCCGTACACTCAGGCACCCCATACGGCCCCACAGCCTGCCGATCTGACCTACAGGGGCAAGGCCTACCACGTCGACCGCTGAGCGCTCACAGCCCATAGGCCCCACGGCTGACCCTTCGCCCCTGCCATACGGTGGGGGCTTTTTCATGCCTGCCCACCACCGGCCCGGCCTGCCCTGCTGCGGCTCACTCTGTGCAGTTGTTATAAATAATAGCTAACTAGTATTTGTTGCTGATAATTCGGTGTGCTGTGCAGTCTGTGTTGTTGTTAATTGTTATTGCTTTGCAATTTATGTTGTTTGTAATTAATTATGCTTGCAATCGCAATAGTTGGCAATTGTAATAGCCCAAATGTGCAGGCCAGGGGCTTGCTCAGCCGGACAATGTGGGTCCTTTCCGCGTGCTCGCGTGCGGGTAATTTCGAACAGATCGGAAGAGCGTCGTGTA